ACTGCCCAATGTTTTGATTAAACGGATATATTGAATTAAGACACAAAAAAATAAGCCTACCTAGTTTCCGCTAGATAGGCTTTACTAATTGAGAAATTGATTTTATTTTTAACTATTTAATCACTGCTCCAGTACCTTTTGCTACATAGATCTGAACACGTCCAAAATCTTGAGTATCAATTAAAGCTACTTGATTAGCTACCGTCCAACCTTTGATTTCATACGTCAAGCCACCAAATTTAGATGGAGCTAAATATGCAAAGATATTCTTTGAAACTGGTTGAACACCTTGGCGATAGATTCCCCACTGCTTGGCACTTGCAGGTAATGTTACATACTTCTTCGCAGGTGCAGGTTTGGCTACAGGTTTAGTTGGCGTTGTGGCTTTAGCAGGTGTCGTGTAAGCCATGCTGACCCAACCACCTTCTGTATTACACCACGTCGTGTAGCCTTCGACTGATTCGCCGTTGCGAACAATCTTAGTAGGTGTGAATTCCTTTCCTTTTGGCAATACTTTGATTATTGCGCTTTTAGTATTGGGTTCTTTTCTTACTCGTAAGACATCATCAGTTACTTGGCGCACATTAAATGGATCTTCTTTGTACTTTGGTGTCACTGGCTTAGGTGTCGGAGTAGTTGGTTTCACTTCTGCTTTTGGTGGAGTGACTGTGGAAGTTCCATTCAATTTGTTTAATTCTATTTGCACCATATTCAAAAACCGTTGCCAACCTAAATCAAGTGTACGGTGAGGACAATACTTGTAGTAAGTTCCTTGCCAGTAATCTTGGTGTTTACCAACCTTATTGATTCCCCAACCTTTTGATTTTAAAATGCGTGCGACTAATTCAGCAGCATTTCTTTCTGCTTTGGTAAAACTAGCGCCACCACTTTTAGAATAACAAATTTCAACTCCGATAGTCGTTCTATTTCCTTTTCCACTTCCACCATCACCTGCATGCCAACCGTTACGATTTAAATCCAATCCTTGAACCGCTCGAACGTCATCCACTGCATAATGGAAAGAAACTTCATGAGGATTCCCTTGCATGTATGAAATTTCTGCCATAGCACTAGCATCATTTGCAGTATTGTGCATTGTGATTCCGTCAGGGTCCATTACAAACGGACACTTAATTGCATACTTCGATTGAGGTAAATTAACTTGAGTAATTGTTAATGTCATTAATTTTCACCCTTTCCATCTTTCCCTTGTTCATCACGATTAAACGTATTTTCTTTCAAATTTTGCTCATATTTTTTTTGGTCAAAATCAACGACCTCTGTTGGTGTTAATAAATCTTTGTCTGTCATGGTAAAACCTCCTGATTTTTATGATTTAATGTGTGTTAATTTGATATACTTCCATTAGGCTCATCGCAAATAAGCTAAGGAAGGTGGTGAAAATGCATGAAGGATTTAGAATCTATAGTCAACAAACAAGTTGACGAAACCCTTAGCCAAACTACGCTTCAAAACATGTTGGAAGAAATTGAAAAAAGTCAGTTCAACAACAACGTGTCTTTAAGTGCCGATGAAGCTCAATTTTTGGCTGATTTATCTGTGATTGTTACGAAGTACGCTGTAAAAAATGCCGTGGTAGCAACAATTAACTCTATTAATGAATTTAATAGTTAATTTTTCCACATGCGATTTTAGAAGCGTCTAAATCTGGCAGTTTTGTTTCGCTTAGTGTTTTTCGCTCCTGACCATCATCGGTTGGGAGTGATTTCCCGTTGATAGAAATTACACCTTTGATTGTGACTGAACCATCTTTATTGATGGTTATGCCATTTCCATTTACTGTTAATTCCACGTGATTCCCTCCATTCAAAAAAGGACTAGCAACCGCTAATCCTCTTTACTCTTGTTGTAGTTCAATTGACTAACGCCTGTCACAGCTCCTAAGAACACCGCTACGGCATTGATTGTTAAGACGGTTAAATCTGTATACTCAAATCCGTAAGCCTTGCCTAACGCTCCTACAAGCACAGATAAAGCAGGTAATACCGTTAGCACTACCCACTTGATGATTTGATAATGGTTATCTTTTAAAATCATGTTATCCAACCTTTCCAAATAATGTTTTAATTTGTTCCCCGTGTTCAATCAGACGATCATTGTGTCTATCCATACGCTCGTCATGTTTTTTCAACTCGTCATGAATAGCCGTACGGTCAGCCTTACTCGCTTCCAAATCCCTAGTAATCAAATCTAAGGTATGGCTCATTTTGGTGAGGTTATCGGAGATTTTAGTAAAGTTGGTCATAATCGGTTTAACCAAATACGACACCAATCCGATAATCGCCATGATTGCGCCAGACCATGTTGCAATTGTTAAAATGTCTATCATTTGAGACCTCCTACATAAAAATCCAAGCAACAAACAACCAAAATAAGAGCAAGCCTAAACAGCCTGCTCTCATGATATTGTGCCGTTTCATTACTCTACACCGACTGCTAATTCATCTTCAATAGCCCAAACAGCGTCTTGAAACTCTCTAAAATCAGCACGACACTCCGCTTTGTTTGTATCGTACAAATCTTGATTAGTGATAGATTGAGAAATAGTCGAATTTCCGCCGTTATCTGAAATTGAAGCACTGTAGTAGACCGCTTGTTGACCGTCAATCATTGATTGCCCTGTAAGTGTAGTTGATTTAGTTGTTTTTAAAGCCATGATGATTCCTCCTAATATTTTTTTATTTATTTAAAAAGCCACCGACTATTTGTCAGTAGCTTTTGTTTTTGCTTGTTCTTCCATTTGGTCTAAAAGCTTGTCGTAAATGTCCGCTTCATCTCCACTCAATTCGCCTTCGTAGGCTTTCAAGATTCGTGGCATTTCGTTAAAGTTTTTAACGTAAGCGCCAGATTCGATAACGACTTCTTCTTCCCACAAAATATTTTGTTGCGTTTGAAATTTCGCAACTGATTCTTTATCTTGTTTTTCAGGCGGTAACAATTCTTTTTTCTCGTCCAACAATTCGTATTCAGCCATCAATTCTTTCTCCGCTTCGACTAACTCGCCGAACGACAACTCCAACTGTTTCTTTAACTTGGTCCGGTGGCGACTATCCTCGCCTTTGACAGGGATATTCTTCAAAAAGTTGATAGTCGTTGCTAATTCTTTGTTTTTCAATGTGATTTTCATGTAAATTCCTCCAATTAAAATATCCCTACGCCACTAATTGACGTAAGGATTCTACTTCGTTTCTTAATATGCTGATTTCGCCTGTTAAACGTATATTCTCGTTTCTAAGTGACTGCACTTCATCAACCACTTTGGTGTCTAACTCTTGGATAGCTTTCCAAGCCAACGAAGTCATGGCGTATTGATTCACTCCACCATTATCGACGACAGATTCTGGAGTGCTGTAACCAGTGCCAATGACTAAACCAATATGGTGTTTATCAACACCTCGCTGACGCTCACTAATCAAATGGTAATCATAGATTGTCGCTGATTTAATCATTTCTAACGCATCGTCTTGGTGTCTAACAATATCTTGCTTCGTTTCTGCTAAGGAGTTATTGATAAAGTTACTTGCACGCATTGGAATATAACTGCTTGTCGAACCATTCGCAGTTGCCCTCACTTCTCCAGCTGAGCGAACATACAAGTGCGTTCCTGTGTTCACTTCCATAAAGTTACCATACGCTCCAGAACTACGTATAGGTAGGTAATTATTCGTTGTACCACTTTCCGTCATGCGCACTTCTCCGCCTGATGATGGTCTTAGATACAAGTGGCTTCCTGTAAGCGAACTATTCATTTCCAAAACATTTGCGTATAATCTACTAGCTCTTAATGGATGGTAATTGGTAATACTTCCACTCCCAGTGATACGCACTTCGCCCACCGTTAATCTAGGTCTTAGATACAAATGATTAAAAGAGCTAAAAGGTGTGTTGACATTGACATAGTTTCCGACAAAGCCTTCAGCCCTTACTGGTCTATAAACATAATCAGTAACCGCACCTGTTCCTGGAGTGGAATTGTAACTAACAACACGAACCTCTCCACCACCCGCTTCGCCAAATTCGCCATCTGTACCTCCAGTTCCCAAATAAACGTTTTGAGTGTTCGTACCCACTATACCTGTATTGACCGCACGTTGATTAAATTCCGCTCGTAATGTACCGTTGGCGTTGTATATTTCTACCCCAGTCTCATTGATTTCAGTACGCCTATTTGTGGAAGTGTTTTGAAATACAGCATTTTGACCCTCAACCCTAAAACGACCAGTGTTAGAAGTTGAAGCAAGCACCAGTCCAGTCACTATTCCAGCTGTAATCTTACTCGCATCCAAACTAATAATCTTCGCAGAACTAATAGTAGCATTAGCTATCTTAGCACCACTGATTTGAGCGTCACCAATCATGGCTGTTTTTATAACGCCGTTTGCGATATAAGTATCACCAGTAATTTGAACCTTACTGGCTGCAATTAACGCAGTTGACGGAGACAAATTAATTTGACTAATTACCTCTGGTATATAGGCATCGGCAGGTGTGCTACCTTCCACAAGAGTAATATCAGTAAAGCCCATTAAGGATGATTGCCCATTGGTGCTACCATTGTGGTCAAATCTCAAATAAGCTTCCGCTCCTACATTGCTTGGTGTTGTAAACGTTAACGTCCGTTTCTCTAGCCAAAGATGGCTTAATCTAAATCCTCCCATCAACATTGTTGCTAATGTGTAATCATTATTACTCCCAGACGGTCTACTTAGTAACCAAACGTCAGAGCTACTTACGTTGGATGATGCAAACCCCCAAAAAGTAAGCGAGTATTGCGTACTAGGTTTTACAAAAAATCTAGGCGTTCCTGCGTATACTTCACTCGTGGAACTAGTAGTAATTGTAAACACATTCTCCCTTCCATTTCTGTAGAAGGCATGTGTTGATAATACTGGTTTAACACCATTCCAACCATCTGTCGTTTGAGGATTACCGCCACCATTTGGTACAAGGTTCCGCATATTAAACTCATCTTTTGTCACACGCAAATTAATCATGTCGCCCAAACTACTAATCTGACTGGTATGTCCGTTGGCTAAATCAGTCGTGGTCTGCCATTGACTGGCTAACTGTGATACAACTGTTTTGTCCTCTTTGTCTTCCACCGTAGCTTGAATACCTGTGACTAACTGTTCTAAGCTAGAGAACGCAGTATTTTCCACCTTGCCGTCCAAATCAGTTTGAACACTTGTTACCAAACTGTTTAACCCATCATATCCTGATTGTAGATTCCCAATTTGCGTAGTGTGACCGTCAGTCTTACTTGTCAATCCAGTGATTTTACCGTTGGCTACAGTTAAATCAGCAGATACGCTAGAAATATCCTGTCCGTTCTGCGTGACTGTTTGGGTCAGTAACTGGATGGAGCTGTTAGTGTCAGTGATAGATTGGTTAATCTGGTTGACATTGGTAGTCAGTTGTGTGACTGTTGCTAGGTCTTCTGGAGCTGGAGTCCAGTCTGTGGCTTTGTTGCCTTTTTCGAGTTTAAAGTTTTTAAACCTAATGGTGTCTGTTCCTATTGGGGCAACACCGTTTGTGGTGTATCTGTTTGTATAAAACAAAATACGGTGGTTTGAATCTAATGGGGGACAAACGAAAGTGACAGAAACTTTTTTCGTTTCCCCCAACTCTCTTACTCCAGAATAAAACGATACCATTTGACCAGTTTGCGAGTATAGCAAGAATCCCGCTTGATATGAAAACAAAGTAGGTGCGTCAGTCCGTTCAATAAGTTCGCACTCATAGGACAGCGTGTATGTTTCCCCTTCAGATAGAATGCTTTGCGTGTCATTTTGATTAATTAACTGTGCAGCCCAACCGTTCAACGTAAACTCCTCTGTGCTAACTGCTTGACTTGGACTCAGGAAGCTGGAGGGTATTAAATTCCGTCCACCAATCTCAATCCCATCAACCTTCGCATCCACCGTCTGTAACTGACTACTCCAACTATTAATATCCCCATCAATCCTAGACACTTGGCTGTTAACACTGGCTTGCGTGGCATATCCTTTCCCATTTACCAACGTCTCCACTTGACTAGCCGTCAGCCTTTGAGCTATCTGCCCAGCTTGCACGCTTATCTGACCTTCTGCGGTGGAAACTCTACCAGATAAGGTATCAACGCTTGATTGATTAGCTTTCTGTGTAATGGCAGTAGCATTGGCTGTAATACTTCCCTCTGCGGTGTCTACACGTCCAGTTAATGTATCATAGTCAGTCTGACTGACCTTATGCTCTAGTTCGCCAGTAATATAATCAATGCTGCTGTTAATATCAATGATTGTGCCTTCTGCGCCTTCCACACGTCCTAACAGATTGTTAGCGGTATTCAACGCTGTACTAGCATCTGTTGCTGATTGCACTGCTAACGAGTATGCTTGGCTAGATTGACTAACTGCATCTTGTGCTGACTGATTTGCACTGGTGGCTAAAGAGTGAGCAGTATTGGCAGTATCTGTAGCAAAGCCAGCATCTATGACTGCTTGGTTGGCGTTGTCAACTGCAGTATCGATGTTTCCAGTCATTACAACTATTTCTTCTTCGATAGCTTCGATGGTTTCACGAATTTCATGATTTTCTTTGGTGCTCATGATAAATTCCCAAATCGTACCGTTCCAAATGTACAACTCGGTAAACTCGCCATCAGGCTTGTACCAACTATCCCCAACTTTGGTAGCTGTTGGCTCTCCCAAGCCATCTTGACCGTACAATCCATAAAAGATGATGTTCTTTCCGTCCGCACTGATTAATGCGTAATTCGTTTGGTTGTTAATCTCTTTTATTTCTTTTGACTGTTCATTAATCTTAGTAGCAAGCGTTGTTCGCTTCTCACCAATTTCAATCTCGTCATAGGATTCAGTTAGGACATTCCACATTACACGAATGACTTTAGCTACTGTATTGACACCTAATTTTGGATAGACTACACGAACATCGTCACATAGGTTAACTTCTTCCAAATGCTTATACTTGTCATAGTCAGCAGATTTCGACAAATCTAAAAACGAGACACGAATCGAGGTTTTAGGAACGCCAACTTCGTTATCCGTAATATACTGTTCTGCTAATTGTTGCAACTTAGCTTTAGTCGGTATTTCGTCATGACCAAACTTGTCGCTAAAATTGACTGGTAATGACCGAGTGTTAGGGTAGTTTCCGGCATACTGACTGTTTACCTTGTACCCATCTACTGTGACAGTGATTTCTTGTTCGTTATCATCGGTATGGATGGCAAATGGCACAATCGAAGTGTAAGTGTTGGCAATGTTACGTTCTTGCTCAAAGTCAGTTATATTCCGACCGTATGCCAAAACTGTATTAGCAGTAGTGCCTCGTTTCTGCAACAAGCTAATACGGTAATTATCAAAGCGGTACTCGCCACCATAGGTATCTAGTAATGACCCTTCTGGACCACCTAGTGCTTGACGAGGATTTTCTACCTTATCAATCCGCCACTTGGTGTTGCCAGTCCTAGAAATATCAGAATCAACCACAAAAGGATTGGTTTCGACAATCGCACCTTTCCAAGCGGTTAGAGCGGAGCTTGCGGTTCCAGTGATACTTACCTCTGGTCTTAGGGTTAATTCTTCCGCCAAATAACTCACGTGTTCCGCATAGATTTCTGCTCGTCCATTATGTTTAGGAACAATACGCTTTATTCGGAATCGTTGGTCTTTTAACAGATGACCTGCATCGGCTTTGATGATGCAATCGCTTAGGACTAATGGGAATATCGCTTCATCAGTCAATATTTCCGCTTCCAAATAAAAAGGACCATTACGTTCTTCCGTAACAGTGGCTTTGATAGTATTTTTAAGTGGCCCAAGTCCTAAACTAAAAAAATCTGTTTCATTACTCGAATATAAAATTGGATATTTCATCCGACTATCACCTCCCAGCGAGGAATGATTTTGATGTCCGTCACGTTACCTGTGATTGTGACTGCATTATTTCCTGGTGCAATCGTTGGTAAAGGATAGCTTGTGATTTTATCCCACGCAGCTGCGGTACCACTTAGATTCGTAACGGTATCTAATAAGGTATCAATCACAACGCCTTGGTCTACATTTCGTAGCGTCCAAGTAGATTGACCGATTTTGATAGTAATGTTACCAGTACCTCTCACTGTGATTAATGGTCTAGCGTGACGTTGAGTAGGGTTGGTAATGGTGCTACCTAGTGTGATTTCGGATAGGCTTGTTTTTAGGAATTTGTAAGGCATTATTCTAAAATTTAAAGCTGCTTTACCATAGTGCCTTAAAAACTGACTAATACTATATTGTTCATTATAAGAAGCTAGATAGCTATACAAGGGTTCGTTTCCAACTTCAAGAGTAGAATATCCTTTACTTGATTTGAGCCAATTGGAAATATCTGTTGCTTGTTCAGAAATCGTTTGATTATCATTCGGAAACATAGTAACTGGAAAAGACTTCAAAGTGCTTTTCAACCGTTCATTGTCGACAGGCACATCTCCATCTAATCCTTTAACTTCCACATATTCGATGTCTTGTTCAGGAGACTCAAAGGAAACTCCTTCTTCAATTCTTAACCCAAAATCAAGTGAGTTTTTTCCAAGATAGGTAAATGAATTCATCCTAATTGCCCCCTTTCGTCAACATTGAGTATCCAACCCATTTCTACCATAAATCTTCGTATATCTTCTTTGTTGTTCCAAACTAGATTTTCGATATTGATCGTTGGTTTAGCATTTCTGACTGGTTGTTGATTTCTTTGTTCGCTTTGACCAAAATTGCCTAAATTCATCCGACTGATATTGGTATCATCAAATTTAGTACCATTTGCAAACCGTGGTAAAGAATCCATCATTTTGCTAATCGATGACCATACCTTTGTTCCTCGTGGTAAATTAAACAGTGTATCTGTGGATGGAGAGATTCCAAACTCACCTTGTGGCGTTAAATATGGTTCACGTTTACCACCGTCACCAAGGACAGCTAAACCTCCCGAATGGTATGGAGTTCCGACTGCATATCGTAAAGGCGCTGCATATGGTGAATTACCTGCATAATCCTGAATTCTTCGTACAACATCGATATAGACTGTTTTACCATAAACTTGATTAACTGCACTCTGTGCCTTTGAAGCACCGCTAGTATCAGCTTTAATCGTGATTGTTTTCTGGTCTGGTTTATACCTATTCCATTCATTCAATCGCTCTTTTGCATTATTAATCTTATTCACTGCATCCAGATTATCTGTCAGTAATTTTTTCTTTTCTGGTGGAAGCTTGTTAAATTCCTTGATTGCATCTGTGGCTTTATCAGTGTTCACCTTTGCTGGACCATCTGCAAGCAACTGTTTCAGAGTTGGACTTAACTTATTCCAATTTTCCAACGATTCTTTTGATTCCAACGTTTTATAGACAGCATCCGCATTATCCACACCTAATGTTTTTCGGTCGGCGTTATATTCGTTCCACAAACCTAACTCGTTGATAGTTTCATATAATTCGTACATCGCAAGGTCATTATCAACCAACAACTTCTTATCGGGCACTGATAAATGATTCCACCTATCTGCTTCACCAATTGCAATCGCAATTTCTTCTTTTGCGTTTGTGGTCAAATCAGCGTTTTTTGCAATAAAACGTAATTGTTCCCAACCTTCTTCGGTGCTTGCCATTTCAACTAACATTTCAGTCATGTTGGTACGCACTTCACCAGTTTTAGGGTCAAGCGCCATATCATTCCACATAAAATCTGCTTCACTCACACCTTTAGCAAACATATCGACATTGTCTGTGGTTTTGGATAGTGATGCATCAACAAGCGCTTGGACTTCATTTACAGTAAATCCGTATTGTTCCCAAGTCGCTTTCATGTTTTCGATGCTTAAACCTTGCTCCATTCCGAGTCTTGCATATCCTAAAACCATCGCCTCAATATTTGATTTGTGGTCTTGTTCCAATTCACCTAGCAATCGTTTTTGTAAATCAGCATTACCTTCTGTTGCGTCACGTATGATTTGTTGTTGCTCTTCATACGCACGTTGCTCGTTATCCAATGCTTCGTGAACACTAATCGCTCGCTCTTGCAATTGTTTCCGACTCATTTTAGATAAATCCGTTTGATAAGCCGTTTCAATTGCTAAAATTTGTTCATTCGTAAATCCAGCGACTTCCAATTGCTCTGCTGATAATTGTTTATAATTATCAGAAATATATTTCCGTTCGTAATCAGATAGGTTACGAGAGTTTTCACTTGCGCTACTTAAAATAGCATTGATAGCATCCACTCGCTCTTGTGCAGCACGTAATGATTGTTCTGCAATCCGTTTATCGCGGTCAGCTTGCTTTTCAAGTTCTGTTTGGATATTCTCATTCTCAATGATTTTAGCCTTCTCAATTGCTCGCTCATGCTCTTTATCAATCGTTTTTTGTATCGAATCGATAATCTTCTGATTGGCTTCAATCGCTTTATCAGCCGAGTTGGTTAATCCGTCCACATAATCATTAATATGTGCGGTAGCTTCATCACGCAATTGTAGCGATTTCTCAATCACCTTGTCTTGCTCTTTAGTGACTTCCGTCCCCCATTTACCACCAGACAATTGATAATCTTCATAGGCTTTTTTACCAATGATCACTGCACCAGTTACGGCTGCTATCGCTCCAATCGCAATGCCTGCAGGCGTAGTCATCGCACCTAAAATTCCAGTATAGCCACCTAATGATGTGGTGGCTAATCCGACACCTTTTGTCAATAAACCTACCTCAAGTCCAGTAGTTGCTGCACCTTTAGCAAATGTCCCAGTTGCAGCTGTCGCAACATCGATTGCACCTTTACTTGCTTTATACGTACCAGATAATTTACCTACACCTTGCGCCATTTTACCGACACTCGATATACCACCACCAGTAATCTGTAGGAAACCACCGAGTAATTTTGCAGCGGGACCAATTGCAGCCGCTAATCCTAAATACTTAACAATCGCTTGTTGTGTTTCTGGATTGGCTTCACTAAATTTCTTAGCTAAATCAGCAATAACTTCGATGAATGGTTTTGCTGCTTGCAATCCATCTCTCAATGCTTGTATAAATGGTCCGCCAAATTCAATCGCAATATCAACTACTTCGTTTTTTAACATTCCTAATTGAGATTCAACAGTTGCGTAGCGTTTTTCAGCTTCTTCTGATAATGCAGTATTTTCGCCCCAAGCTTGTGTAGACATATCTATTGCGCCAGTTAATGTGTCAGATGCCAAAGCTAGAGAGCTCAACATATTGGATTGGCGTACACCACTCAATCCCATTTCATCTAAAACTAATGTCGCTGATTCACCTTTACTATCTAGCTCGCCCAAACCTTTGATAAATGATTGAATGGCATCAATAGGTTTCTTGTTCCAAGTTTCAGCGAATTTTTCTGAACTCATTCCAGCAATTTTGGCGAATTGATCTAAACTTTCGCCACCCGATGCCGCAGCACTTTCAATAGCAGTCAACGTTTGTGTCATAGCAGTTCCCAATTATGTTATCGTAAAGGCTCTTTATCCTCTACTTCTTATGGTTTCCCATAAGTTCAGACTATATCTTCGTCTACAACATTACTTGTTTAGATGTTGAGCGCTCGTGGATATTTCTCCATACAAAAAAAACAACCAACTTAATGATTGCTTTTGTTTAGGTTACTTTATCTAGTCGTTGCACCTTCCTAGCGTTTCCGTCTAGGCTTGGCTCAGGATTGCCATAGTATTTATTTTCTCTTCAATGTTTTCATTATAATCAATAATTAATAGAGGAATTTTATTTTCATCACAAAACGTCTTTTTTATTCTATCGTTTTCGATTCTGCTTTTATACCCCGACTCGCCACCAAAATGTTTGACCGGGCGATAATGCTGTTCGCCATTATATTCAATGACACAATTCACTTTTTCGTTTTTTATTATAGCAAAATCGAATGGCAACGAACGTTTTTTCTTGCATTCCTCAAATTTAAATTGTGGGATAAAGTCAATTTTGTTTTCACTCAAAATACGTGCTATTTCTAATTCTCCGTGGCTTTGATTACAATACGGACAACGTTTCCCAGATTTAAAATTATCAGGTCTTATCTCCCAAACGTTTTCACAATTATTATGTTTCATCAAGACGTGGGTTTTGCTATTTGAATAATCACTTAATACTGAGTATTCTCCGTCTGTCATCTCTTCCACATCAAATGAAAAATCGTAATCTTTTACTTTTACGCCACCGTTGCAAAATGGACATCTTCTACCAGTTGTTATAAAATGAGCTGGCGTTACATCATATTTGCAATTGCATTTAGTATGCAACATAGTGACTTTTTTATGATTAGAAATATACTCCGACTTTACTAAATATTCATCTCCAACTAATTCATGAATTTCTCGTCTGAAAGATTTATCCGTTCTTTTGATATTTCCAGCGCATTTAGGACATCTCGCACTATATAAAAAAGAACTTGGCGTCACTTCATATTCGTAACTGCATTTATTGTGCCTCATACGAATTTTACTGTGACCTTTCACATATCTACTAAGAACAGTATATTCATTTCCGACAAGGTTTTTCACTTCTTCTAAAAATTGTTCATGAGTTTTAGTAACTCCCATATTAATTACCTCCCAAAGTAATTTCCCTTTATAAGTTGTGGCAAGCAAGCGGGAACTTGCTTTTCGGGAGCTACCCTAGCCACATATTGATTATACCATAAATACCTTAGGTTTTCCCTGAATTCACTCAATTTTTACGACTTATTTCTAAGCCGCCGGGCAGAATAGTTTACCCGCTTCGGCTTCGATACCCACACTTGACATGGCAGTCGCTAAACCTAAGATTTCAGTTTCCGACAATCCTGCCAACGTTCCCGCAGCCGCCAACCTGTTAGACAATGCTACAATTTGCGATTCCGTTGTTCCGAAATTATTCCCTAAAGCTACCACTGACGAACCGAATCGTTCATACTCATCCGAAGTCATACCAGTAATATTCGCAATTTTGGCAATCGATGTCGCAGCTTCTTCCGCTGATAAGTTTGTAGATTCGCCCAAATCAATCATTGTTTTAGTGAAGCTAACAACATCTTGTGATTTTATACCCAATTGTCCTGCCACTTCTGCTACTGCTGCAATTTCAGCATGGGTCGATGGTAATTCTTTAGTTAAATTTCTTAACCCATCTTCTAATTGTTTGTAGCTGTAAACGACATTTCCGTTTTTATCAATGACTTCATCGTTGGTTTTCAACACACCAGCAAAGCTACTTTCCCATGATATCGCTGCGGTAGTAACTGCCGTTACACCAGCAACAATAGGTGCAGTGACACCCAACGTCCACTTCGTACCAAAGTCATTAAATCCTTGACCGACTTTTGATGTTTTTTCACCAAATTCTTCTAAGGCTTTTCCGCTCTTCGTCCAATTAGATTCGTTGATTGCGATTTGTTTTCCTAGTTCGTTGTATTTACCAGTTAATCGTTCAAGTTCTGTGGCGGTCTTATTAATTGCAGCTTCCGCAGCTAATAAATCCGTTTTCTGCTGAACAGTCGCGTCATTCACATCGCCAATTTCAGCTTTTAAACCATTGTATTTTTGGCGTTGTTTTTCCAACTGTGCAGTGTGGACTTGAATTGCTTTTCCAGTTAAATCATATTGCGTTTTTTGTGCATTGATATTCTTGGAATTGTTTTTCCAAGCCGTTTCGCTTGCTTGTAACGCACGATTAATTGACCTTGTTTGAGTTTCTAATACCCTTGCTGATTGTTGAAAAGGGTCAATATTCAAACTGACTGTTGCTGCTAAATTACCTAAATTTGATGCCACATATATTCCACCTTTCCTACATCAGTAAGTCTAAAAAATCCTCTGTTAGTTCCGATTCTGTTTCCAAATCGGTCTCTAACATCTCGGTCAGCAACACGATATCTGATAGTTTCATGCTGAAAATATCATTGACTTTGTAGCCGTTTTCCGAAAAACTCTTCACGATTTTTTTAAGCGATTGGTAAACCTCACTCGGTGTTTGAGGTTCTACTTTTTTTCGGATTCTTTTTCCTCTTTATCCAATTTCCCGCCTAATGCCAACGTGAAAATCTCTTCTGCGGTTTTCATGTTTTTTAATGTCATCCCAGCTTTAAATTGTTCTGCCGAAAATTCGTTATTAAACAAGTCAGCAATCATTTCACAAAATTTATGTTGCATATCCTCATACATTTCGGGTGTCGGATCGTCAGACTTATAAAACTTGTCTTGTACTATCGTATGTTGCACGGCACGAATATTGTCCTTAAAATAAATGGCATCTTTCTTAAATGTCTGCATTTTGTTATCGACTTTAAAACTTAGTTCCATCGTTTTTCCTCCTAATACAAAAATAAAAAGAGAGCGCTAGGCTCTCTTAGTGTTAAGGCGTAGGCGCTACACCTTGGAAAATTTTCGCTCTGAATTTTTGTAAGTCAAAATCAGCATGATCTTCACGTGTAATAATATGAGTCACTTCATCTGCACGAGGTTCAAAGTTTCCTGTAACTGTGTCAGGTTGACCAGTCGGTGTTTCCCCACGAGTTTGTAAATCTACTCCACCTGGTAAAAACTTACCTTTTGCAAGCCCAAACCACACATATTTGCCAGTGTTCAACCGACTGCGGAAAATAGTCGCAACATAAGGGAATTTCATGTTCGCTTTATAAATTTCCATACCATCTTCTACTTCTACATCGTGTAATACTTGTTTTGCTTCGGTTTTTAAATCTGCATTACCAATTGTCAATGATAGTGCCGAAATACCGCCGTCTAATACTGCCCACAAACCATCATCCGCTTGAAAGTTCCCACTGTTAACCGTCAATGTTAATTGCGCAGAAGTTAAACCTGGAATTAAGGTTGGAGTTCCAACCACTTGGTCATCTTCATCAAGTTGCACTGCTTCCCATTTATCCAAACCAATTTTTACTGTTCTTGTTGTCATTAAAATTCCTCCTTAGTTTGCCAATCAAAAAACCGATACTTCCTGTGATTTATCAGCAAGTCAATATCGGTATCTTTGTATCTCGGGTTTTCATTCGCTGTGTAGCGAGTAAAATTATTTTCTTTTAATAGTTCGTCAATCCGTTCTTTAATTCGGTACGAATGTGTATCACTTTGCGTCCAAAAACTAATCTGGACCCGTTGTTCCTCTGACATAGATTCATCGTCAGTGTAACCAAAATCCGCTTCAAATACAGGATTCAAACGAATAAATGGTGCATATTCCTTTTTCCTAAAATTGCTAGGGATATCGTGTTTCCAAATACCGTTTTCTTGGTTCGGTAATGCTCCACCTCGTATCTCATTTAAAATCTGTACAAGTCTTAAGTCGGTATTGAGCAATCTATAAACACGTGTTTCAACATTCATAGTTTCAATCCCTCCTTAATTTTTTGTGCAAATTTCTCTTGGATTTGAGGTCTCGACTGACTAATCGTATGTTCTTTAAAATTTTGCGGTCCTTGGTGTATCGTTCCATCATCTGGGTACTTTACACGCCAACCAGCTGTTTTTCCGTAACCAACGTCTTTTTCAATCTGACCTTGTCCGCCGCCTCTAAAACCAGTTACACTAACATCCTCTTGCATTTCTCCATCATCAACAGGTGTGTTATTGCGTAGATTATCCGCAAATAAATTTGCACCTTCCTCTACTGCTTGACGAGCAACACGGCGATTATTGACTTGCAACTTATGGATATTTCCAAGTAACTCTTCCAATCCAGTTGTCACTCGACCACCTCCACCGACACCATTAGCATATCTTTCGATTGCCAATCTTCTTCAATTTCATTAATTTGATACCTCTTATCTCGCCATTTAACAAAGTACGATGTATCAATATCCGTACGAAAACGAATGTAAAACACACGTCGTTCTTTTCGTTTCTCAAGCCCTTCGATGTGATTAATCGTTCTGTCCCGAAACTCTTTCGTAGTCGCTTTCGCAACTTCTGCCCAACATAAAAATAGAGTTGTTTCTACTTGTGTAGAGTCGCCATTCTCGTCTTTCACGTCCTCGACAGTGTAAAACTCAATACGTTCATTCATCTTGCGTGTTATCATCGTTCTCACTGCCTTTCGCTCGTAATTGGTGAATAATGTTCTCCACTCCATTCACGAGTGCGTGGCGCATCGAATCAGCACTCAAACCACGATGCTCGTATTCTTCTTTACAAACTTTCTTAACCGCCAAGTGGAATCGTGGTTCGTTGATGTAATCACTTGGTTTTTTCGTAATGTCTATCGCATCGACTAATTGCAATGCGATAGCATCTAGGAATGATTTGATTAAACTATCCTCATAGTCAATATCAACTTTTAGATAATTTTTGATTGCTTTGAAATCTTCTTCGTCGATTAATTCAGAGTAATTCAATTAAATCACTCCTTATCCGCCTTTTTCGCAGTACGTTTACGAGTGGGTTTTACTTCGTCTGTGGTTTCTTCGTCCGCGCCTTCGATGATTTCAATGTAGTCACTATATTTACCATATCGTTCTTCGTAGTCACGTTCTTTTGCCAATTTATTATCAATTTCGATAATTTTGTCAGACGGATAAAATGTTCTTTGAACCCCTTCGATGTCTAACAAAACAGGCTTTTTAATTTTAATTTTCATTGATCAACACTCCTTGTAATTAAGGTGTAACTGGTGCAGTGTAAGTCACAAAGTAACCAGCATTTTCGTCAGCTTTCTTCGTGTCAAAACGAGTCGCAACTTGTAGGTATTGACCGTAAACGTTATGGTCTACCCAACGGACAGTTACATCTACACGGTCAGCAAATAATACTGCACGAGCTAAGTCACCGATGAAAGCAGTTGTATTTCCAGCAGCACCAAAGCGTTCATCTTCAACTACGAATACTGGCATACCAAGTAAAGTTTTACCGCTTGGAGAAATGATAGAATCTTGCAGTAAGTAACGACCGTTTCCGTCTTTCAATGTATCTAAAACATTGTAGAATGATTGAGTCGCAACGATTGCTTTGTTATATGCTGGATCTAAATCAACGTTGATAATTTTCTTCAAATCATCCAACGTTTCCATTGCAGCCGCAGTGAATGAAGTTAATACATTCGCAATAGCGAAGTTAGTCGTATTTACTTTCTGTTCATTCGCATGACGAGCAACGATACCAACTAAGTCAACTGCTGAATCTTGGATAGATTCGTTAGAGATTGGAATTGCGCCACGGTAAGTTTGTACTGCCCAATCTACTTCGGCAAAATCTGGTTTCGCTAACGCTGGATTTGCTTCTAATTCAGCTACAGTGTTTAATCGAGCAGTCGCTTTTTTCAAGATTGGATATTTACCACTTGCAGTTGTTGCGTTAAACACATTCGTGAAACGTTTTAAGTCAGTAATAGTTTTGATTTCCAATTGTGGATTGTAAGTGATTGATTCTGGAATAGTTGCATCGACATCAATTGATAAAATACCATCGTCTGCTGCTGCACGAGTTTGTAATAAATCGAAAGGTAACACTGCTTCGCCATCTTTAAAGCGGACACCATCACGTTCTTCACCTTTAGAACGGATATAATCATTTAATGATTCACGGTATTCTTTTTGCTTTGGAGTATCTTTTGTACGTTTGTTTTCTTTCACTTGATTCCCTTCTTTCTGCTCTTCGTAAAGCGCAAGATTTTCACGTAATTCAACAACTTCTGCTTTCAACGCTTCACGTTCTGATTTTTTAGTTTTTGCATCTTCCAATTTTTCTTCTTGTAGCAACCCACGAATCTCTGTTGCTAATGATTCGACTTTCTCCTCTTTTTCAGAGATTAAAGAGCGAATCTCCGTCATTTTTTCTTCAAACATTTGGTTTCCTCCTTGTTTTTACGCATAAAAAATAGCCATACCGTTGCGGAATGACTTGTTTTATAAGCTATTTAGTATTTCTTCGATTTCCAATTCATCTAACATTTGACGAATTTCTTGTTTTTTCGGATGACTTCTTAGTTCATCCACCAATTCTTGACTTCTAGCACCAACGACTGCTTCCGTATCGGGATAAGCTGGTGTCGTAACGACAGAAACATCGTAAAGGCGGTCAATCTTATGGATATACCGCTCATAAATGCCTGTTTCTTCGTTCTCACGCCATTCTTCTGCGCCATCTTCATTTGGAACAGTGAAGGCGAAAGAGCATTGGTTAATCACTCCCGCACGAATATTGGCGATTAAATCACGAGATAATGTCGTGTCTGTTGGATTGATTCGGAATTTTAAACCGATATTATCAACGTCCAATGTAACATTCGCACCAGTTCGACCAAGAATATCTGATTGATTGTGGTTAAATAAAGCCACGACATTATCCATGTCAGTTTCTTCTAAACATCCTGGTTCTAATTTTTCACGAAACGGATATAACCAACCTAACGTATCTGACCAACGATCAAATTTTAATGCGTACCCCTCAATGACTTCTTGGTCATTATCCAAGGTTCTAAGCTCAATCGTCGTTGTCCGTTGACGAATTTCCTTCTTCATATTTTTCATCACCCCCTTTACGTTGCTTGTTGTTCGCTTGGTACTCATCTTGCTTATCTAACGGAACATAGTTTAAACTCACTTGGATTCTATCCATATTCGGGTCATCCAGTTTAATTTTACCTAGTTCCACTCGACCTTCGTTCTTACTAATCAAACCACCATCGACTAATTTACGAATTTCTTCCACATTACGACCTGTCACTGAACGTGTATCAAATTCCAATGTGTATAGATGCCGTTGTTCATCATCAAAATTCTTCAATTGATGTTCAGCAGTGATCGAACCAAAGTAATAAGGTAAATCATTTAAAATATAATCTTCATTCAATTGTTTCACTGACTGGTTCGGATTCGTCACGGCTAATTTATGTGCTGGTACACGCAAGCATTTAGCAATTTGAGCGGTAGAGTAGTTATTAGAATTAATTAATCCCAAAACGTTCGTATCAACTTCCAGTGGTGTGTATTCCATCGTTGAATCTAATACGATTGGGCTTCCACCAGTTGAGCCTTCACGAGATTTCTCAAATTCACTACGAGCTTTTTTTCGTGCATCGCCCGATAACTGCGCACCTTTTAATTTCAAAATCCCACTACTAAAGCCATCACGGAAGAATTTCAATAAGGTATTGATACCCGAATTTTGCAAATCGATTTCATTTCCTAGTGATAACAGAGGTGAACGACCATGCAGTGTATCGGTGGTGAAGAATTTCCAGTGAATCACATCGTCTGGGTCGCATCTGATTTGTTGTTTTCCACTAGGTGGAAAAAACAGATAGTAATACGTATCGAAATTATCGTCCGAATTAATCATCACGGCTGACGGTGGATAAAATTCATATTCAAGCGGTTCATTCGTTACTGGGTCACGTAAGATACGTGAGTAACTATTCCCGCACAATATGGCATTGACTGCCATTGCGAATTTCCAATTTCGAGCCGATACTTTATCAGCAGATTTAATATTCATCAAATAATTCATGCGTTCATCTTGCACGATATTTCCATCGGCATCCTTTTTCACGATAGGGAATCGGGCAATATCACCAGCAACGATTGTAACGGCAGTTAAAACATCGGAATTCTTTAACGCTTTAATTCCAGTGTACGATGGTCTTGAATTGTCATCGTAAATGAGTTCGTGAATCATTTGAGTCGTAGTACCTAAAGGTTGAAAATAGGGCATATATTCACCTCCTTTCTTGATTCGTTACTAGAAACTACTAGAAATTACTAGAAACCACTTAACGCAGTAGCCACGAGATATTAGACCACGCTACCTTTCTGACTTCATACTCTCCCACACATCAACTTGCCAGTCATGCAAGTGTTTAATATTGTCAATTGGTTTAGTGTCTGGTGGTTTCTTCAGTTTCTGTCCTGCGTGGTATAACATTAGTAACAAGTGATTCAGCGGCAACGGTTTTCCAGTTCCTTTAAACATAGAAATCAACCTCTTCCCTCATTAATCAAGTAACTAACAATCAAGCAAGCGACACCTAAAACCAAGAATCCGACAATTTGAGAATACAAAAAAGCCGATATGCTTATGAAAGCTATACCGACAAATAATAGTATCGTGTGGATGTTTAAAAATAATAATTTAAGAAATTTATTAATCATTGGCATCCACGTTCCTTTTTAATCAAATCTTTGACGGGATATCCATTGCGCCCGTCCAAATCATACCCATATATTTCAATCATGTGTTTTCCCAGGTCGTATCCTTGTTTGGTTTGCCACTTATAATCGATACCTACAAAACCTTTTTTAAAGATACGTTTGCCTTTATAGTGAACCACTGGGACGGATTCAAAATCTTTGAGGGTTATTTCTAATAAATTATCGTCACTCGATTTTTTACGTTTAAGATATCTCGGTCTGTACATCAACTACTCATCCCTTTCTAAAATCCAAATTCTAAATCATTGAGAATTTTATCATCCGTCCAAAATCCACCGCTTGAAAATTCTAAGTAACACATCGCGTATGCATCTAACAGGGCATCTACGGGGTCAATCTTATTACTATTCTTATTCTTATCAATCCTCATACCGTTATTATCAACTTTAGTGATTGCATTATTGATTGCAGCGGTTAGCAATTCATTTCCACTGTGGCGGACTTTCAAATCTTTCACATCATCACGAAATTGCTTCGTTGGCATATTTAACGTGAGTGTTCCTTGACGGATTTCAACTTGCGGCCATTCAGGATGGTTTTTCTCGACTGATGTTAGAATGTGACCATATTGGTGTGGATCATACGCAATACATTGGACTTCTAATTCGTGCGTGTAGATAAATTCATCCAACCATTCATAAACTTCATCGTAGTCAATGACACCACTTTCTAATTCAGTGATTTTACATTCACCCTTCGATTCCAAGTAACGGTAATTCACGCCATCACGTTTTTCTTTCGTATCGAGTCCATACTTTGTGGCGACGAAACTAAACGAATCAACATAAAAATAGCCATCCATTTGGACCGCCCATGAAATACTAAATAAATCACTCGTTCGACCAACATCGACACCAATCCAAGCCTTTCTACCACGAATATCTTGTTCTTCGATAATGGCATTATTCCAATCATTGATATCCATGTAGCTATCTTCGCTACCTTGGGTCCAGAGATTGAAGTTTTTGACTAGGACTTTAATTGTTTGGCCGGTTTCCTTTGCCGTTTTCCAACGTTTTCGCAAATAATCCGTAACCGTTTCTTTCAACGATTCAACGCAAAGGATTGGGTTGCTTTTTAACCACATAGTTTCATCTTCTATTTCTTCCACACTATCTTGTTCAGCGATAAATCCAAAGTATTGTTCATCTTTTAATTCGCCAGATAGTATTTTTTTACAACGAGGATATTCAATCGTAAACATTGGCGCATTAAGATTAAAGTTTGCCGTAGATATAATTAAGACGAGAGGGTTGTGGAGCTGACCTTGACCAGATTCAATCAATTCCATCATTTCAGTTGTTTTACTCGCTCCGTACTCGTCAAATACGCCTACATAAGGCTCGAATCCATCAATTGCACCAGTTTCACGAGATAGATACGTGATATACGATTCATCTTTTAAATTTTTCAATTCATCACGAGTTTTCTTTGATGCTTTTCTGATTTCTGGAAATTTCGCACGCAAGGCATCTAATTGTTTTCTCGCCATATCGAAAGCTATCTTCGATTGTTTGCGATCGTTTGCCGTGCAAAACAATTGTCGACTCATTGCTGGGTCCTTACCGAATAAAAACTCGTACAATAAAATGCCAGCAATTAAAATTGTTTTTCCATTTTTCCTAGCTAAACTAATGAACGCTCTCGTAAATCTTCGCCATTCGAGATTGTCTTTTCTACGCCATCCGTACAGACTACCCACGATAAACTTTTGAAAGTCAGCTAACGGATAACTTTTGCCAGTTTTCACATCGGGCAACATCTCCATGAACTCAATCACTTTAGATGCGTAGCTAAAATCCCACACATATTCTGTTTGATTCTCTAAATCGTCTAGGTGTCGTTTGCAAGCCTGTTGAACGGATTTACAAGCTAATATTTCGCCAGAGATAACTCGTTTGGCATATTTAGTTGTATCATCCATTTCAACCACCCTTTCTAACCAAATTTATCAAACATGGTTTCTTTCTTTTCTTCTTTCTTTGGAAGATATAGTTTCATGCGACTATCGACAGTCAAACCTAAATCGCTAGCAGTAGATTTAATATTTTTCGTTGCTTTTTCTAAAGTTCTAATCAATGGATTTTCGGTATATCCACTTTCTTCATCGCCAACAATACTTCCTTGTTCTGTTATCTTTTTACTTGTTTCCTTAAAAATTGAATACCATAGGCAATAATTCTCAAGGATGGCTCTATCCAAGTTTCTGACTGGTAACTTTTGCAAATCATTAATGACTCGCTTGTACTCTTGTTTAGCAATGGAGTTCATATGATTAGGAGCGCTAACTTGAAGCTCAACAAGTCCATCACCAGCAAGCATTTCAGCCGCTTTCCTATCCTCTATTTCATCTTTGGTAAAATGTTTTTTATTGTTATGCAACATCGTTAGTTTTTTAGCCAATCTAATCACCTCCTTGTTTTTCGAAAAGGGAATTTTGGTCACGGAAGAGGGCGCGTTCTTTTTAATCCCCACTTACCTACCCCGTTTCCATAAAATAGGGGGTCTATTCCCCACTTTTGACCCATATACGAGAAAAATCCCCACTTTAAAACCACTTTAATTATTATATATTTCTCTTTCTTTTCTTGTTTTGATTGCATGACAACTGTCGCACAATGGTTGAATGTTATTTTTATCCAACCTCAAAGACCAATCAACACGAACAGGAACGATATGGTCAGCTAACGTTGCATCTTTTCCACACTCTACACACACATAGTAATGCTCATTCAATACCAACTTACTTAAATCCCTCCAAGCTTTTGAGTTGTAGAATTGTTTCAACTCTTTCTGGAATCGCCATCTATCTTTATTGTAATTGTGGTACTCGTCCTTACGTGTCGCATAATCCATCAGGACACGCTTTCCATTCATGAAGGTGAGTTTCTGTGGCCTAGGCATCTTTACGCACCTTCTCAACATAGGTAGCAATCATTGCTTTGGCTACCGCAAACTTCCCATCGATTCCTAATTGATTGACATCTATATTAAATTCATCACGCAATAAGTTTTTATTGACTGGTGTCTGCAGCGTATGATCAATCAGATAATAACTAATCGCACATACTTCATCTGTCGTTAATCCATACAATGAAATCATCGTCAGAAATAATTCACCAATCTTATCGACGTCTTTCTCGTTCTGTAATTGTTTCATGGTGGTTAGTAATTCATCCATGGCTCGCACCTCTTTCTATGTAAAATAAAAAGAACCGCCATCTCTGACGATTCCCAAAGGAGAAAATATAAATAACTCAAAACTACATGCTAGTCTAAGCTCTTCTGTAAACTTCTAAATTATTCCAATCCCTCTAGCATGCAGTTCTCAATCAAAGTCTAATGCTATGCCACCGACTTCGTATTTAACTATGCATAGTAGCTTGCTTGGATTGTTTCCGCAATCTTCGCTGACATTGTATAATACTATTTTGGACTATTGACAAGCGGAATAATACCTATTTCTTTCTCATTCTGATAAAATTCCTCGTTTTTTTGCCAAAGTTTCCAGTATCTTATATCTTTTACGATATACACTCCCTGTTGAACAATGAATACACTCGGCTATCTCTTGCCAACCTAGATAATCACTATCCCCCCACATATACTTCTCAACAATATGCTTTAACTCGTCTGTCAAGCTCTCATAAGCCTGTGTAATGTCCGCATAGAGCTTCGAATAATAAATATATGACTTATTATCCTCACGCTTGATTAAATCCGTCAGAGCCTTCTCTGTGTGCTTCTGCGTGCCTTTTATCCATGCGTTCTCATCTTCTGGTTTCCATTCGCTCGCGATCAATGATTCAGCAATCTTCTTCGGGATAGATTTGTAACTTCTAAAATCTTCTTCTAAATCAGCTAACTTTGCTTTGCTTAGTTCTTGCATGGTTTCACTCCTCGGATGCTAAATCTCGTATTTCTGCTATTAATTCCTTTTGTTTAACCGTCAGATTGACAGACGTAAATATCAGATTGTAGGTTAGGTCTAGGATTTGTTTTAGTTTCTCACTGTCAGTCATTCCTCTTCCACTCCCTCTAATTTCTCCAAGCCTTGTATAATCTTCGCTGACTCCTTCGCTTCTTCTAGGCTGTTCGCATAGATATAGGCTATCTTTGGTCTGTTTTTCCAGTCGGTGTAGGTTACTTTGTATGTTTTGGTCATCGTAATTCCTCCAGCAATTCTGGGTTAGCCCAAATAGTGCCAATCACTTTCACGGTATTCCCATTCCTAACATATCTAAACAAATCAGTATTTGCAATCTTATTTCCAATCCCGAAACTTGCTCTCCACTCACTCCAAAATATAGGGTGGATTCTTACTTTCTTGCCCGCTTCGCTAACAAATGAGTCTGTCGGGTTATCAAATGTGTATTGAACAATATCGCC